AAGCAAACGATATAGTTTATTCAATTGTTAAGCTAATTACTGATAAAACAAAGATTGCCCCTTGGCACGTTTACAAAGTAGTTGATGAAGTTTCGGCAAAGAAATACAAGGCTTTAATTAGTCAACCAGATAAGATTGAAAACTGGAAAGAAGTAAATAATCTACACAAGAAAGCATTTGAGTTATATACTGGCGATGCAAGACTTAACGAATTACTAAAATACCCTAACGAAGAAGATACTTGGGGTGATTTGGTTGAGGCTTGGGCTGGTTTTAAGTTAATTACTGGAAACTCTTTTGTTTATGCTAAAATGATTGAAGGTGGCAACAATAACGGCAAACCTTACGAGTTGTTTGTGCTTCCATCTCAATATATGTATATCTTAGCGAACACATTAGAGTTCCCTCCTACAATTGCAGGTTATCAGTTGAATTACGGACCATTATGGAACTTTACGAAACAAGAAATATTACAAGACAAATACTTTAACCCACAATGGAATACTACTGGCAATCAATTATATGGACAATCTCCTTTGATGGCTGCTGCGAGAAACTTGACTCGTTCGAACGAAGCCAAGACTGCTGCGGTTGCATCTTTCCAGAATGGCGGTCCAGCTGGAGTTCTTTTTATGAACGATGAACGCTTTGACCCAATTAGTGGAAGCCAACAAGCACAAGCACTTAAAAGAGCAGTTAGTGAAAAAGGCGGAGCGGCTAACTTTAATTCAATTGCGGTTAGTGGTTATAAAGTAGATTGGAAACAAATAGGATTAAGTCCGGTAGAACTTGACATTATTGAAAGTGAGAAGTGGGATATGAAAGCACTTTGCAATATTTACGGAGTACCGGCACAATTATTAAACGATAGCGAAAATAAGACTTACAATAACCAAAGAGAAGGTGAGAAGGCTTTGACTTTACGTTGTGCTTTGCCTTTACTTATTGGCATGCGTGATAATATCAATAGAAAGTTGCATAGCGATTGGGGGTACAGAGGTTCCAATATTTACGTTGATTTTGACGCATCTGTTTACGGAGAATTAGAAGCTAACAAGAGCGAACAAGTAGAATGGTTAGACAAGGCTTGGTGGATTGCTCCTAAGCAAAAAATGGATATTATGGGATTAGAAATTCCAGACTATATTCCAGAAGAAGAAATGGAGAAACTTTACATCCCAAGTTCTTTACAACCAGTTGACGACTTTCAACCATTAAACTTACCAAATGAATAGTCAAGAGTTAATTGATAGTTTATTTGATCTAAAGGTTGAGTTAAAAGCCGACCTAAGCGAGATAATAGACAAAGTTTATACAAAGTATCACGACATAGTAAATATGTCTTATTCGGAGTTAAAGGCTTGGAGCGAAACAGATTGCTCTAAGTTAGCTTCATTAGATAGAAGCCCAATAACAAGAAACTTAAACCTACTTAGCAAGAAGAAAAGCGATTGGGGTGCAAACGAGGTTAAGTCAGCAAATAGAACGATTAGTTTTGTTAGTCGTATGAAGAACATGGAACAAGGAGAACCAGTATCTAAAACTTGCCCATCTAAAAGGGATATATCTCTAAAGAATTGGGCTTACAATCCAAATAAATAAAATGAATAACTACGTAGAAAAATTTATTAAATTATCTAAGTATTTAATAGAGGAAATCAAAAAGACAACTGGTATCAACAAAGCAGGAAACACTTTTGCGAATGCTAAGGTAGATGCTGGAAAAGTTAAAAGACCACAATCTTGGACTCCGCCAACAATGGATCAAGAGAATAAGTTTATAGAGGAGAACGGATGGGCGGCTTATGGCAAATGGCACTTAGGTATTGACGCAAATGCAGACCCAGAAACTAAAGCACATTGGCACTACATTTATACGAGTGATTTTGAGAATGTAGATAGAGCAGGTTTAATCGCTATTAGACAAAGAGCAGGTCAGCAAAAACAAGTTGATGTATTTGAAGCAGCAGGTAAGTTATTAGAGAAAATTGATGCCTAATGATTTGGCAAGATTATAGGAAGCTATATTTAAACGCACTAAAGACCTACTCGCCTAAGTTCAAAAAAGAACTACAAAAGCAAGTAGATACCTTTTGTCGTACCCAAGATTACGCTGCAATATCTTCTAAAGGCATTTCTAAGACTATTAAGCAGCTTCACGTTGCTTTAGGTACAAGGATGGCTACTGCAACAAATAAGTCCGTTAAAAAGGCTACAAAAGGCTTTTATGAGCCATTTGAAATGAAAATGAGCCAAACAGATATTTATTCCTATGTTATTCTTCAGTTCTTAGAAAGACAAGGAGTAAGCCAGATAGCTGACGAAATTACAAACACGACTATCAATCAAATTGCTGCATACCTACAAAAAGGCTTTGAGCAGAACCTATCTATTCAAGAATTAATCCCAATGCTTAGACAAGCTGGGATAACTGACTTTAGAGCGGAACTTATAGCAAGAACCGAAACTGGAAGGGCGGCTAACTTAGGTGCAATGGTTGGAGCAACTGCAACTGGCTTAGTAACTGTTAAAGAATGGATTTCAGCAAGAGATGCAAGAACAAGAAGAATGCCGCCAAGTTATGCTGACCATCTTGTTATGGATGGAGTTAAGGCAAACTTTGACGAACCTTTTAAAGTTCCTACAAGTCCAAAGGCAAAAGGTGGAACTCACATTGGGAATGTAGAATTAATGATGCATCCGTGCGATAGCGGAGCAAGTGCTGCTAATACTTGTAATTGTAGATGCACAGTTGCTTTTGAGGCTCAAAGAGATGCAAATGGCAAACTAAAAACATTTGACACAAATCCTCCAAAAGGAGATATGGGTTTTATTTGGGCAACACTTGGAAATATAGCAGGAATACAAATTGGTAATTTAATAGCAGAAGCATTACAATAATAAAAAAATTAATAACTTTGTTTTATGAGTAAAATTGAACAAAAGGGATATGATGAAATGATTTTAGACATAACCCCAGAAACAAGAACAGTTAAAGCGTGTTGGTCTCGTTTAGGTAATGTAGATTTAGACGGTGATATTATCGTTGCTGAAGCGTTTACTAAAACAATCAAAGAAAGAGGACCAGCTGGAAAAAATATGATTTGGTCATTAGTTGACCACAAAGCAGATATGGCACATACTTTAGGTAAGCCCAAAGAATTGTACATTGAAGGCGACATGCTTGTAGCAGTTACAGATTTAATTGAGACTGAATGTGGCGAAGATGCAATCAAATTGTATGAAGCTGGTTTAATCAATCAACACTCAATAGGTTTTACTACATTAAAAAGCACAGTTGACCAAAAGACTGGAGTAAGAACAATTACAGAATTAAAACTGTATGAAGGTTCAGCGGTTCTATGGGGTGCTAATCCAGAAACTCCAACTTTAGGTTTCAAAGGCGAGTTCAAGGAGAACAAAGAAACATTATCTTTGCGTTTAGAAAACTTGATTAAAGCATTTAGAGGTGGCACATTTACTGATGACACTTTTGCTTTAATGGAGATTCAAATAAAACAAATACAAGCTGCATTATTAGAACTTGAAATTGTAGAAACTATCACTCAACCCGAGCCATCAGTTGAGCCGACCGAAACAGTAGTAGAGGAAAAAAGTAATGAAGAAGTATTGAAAGCAATCAAACAATTTAACAATCTATTTAAAAAGTAAAAATGGAAAATTTAATCAACGAAATGGCAGAGAACCTTAAAGGTTTTCAAGCTAATGCAGAAGCTCAAATTAAAGAAGTAGCTGCATCTGTAACTGTTGTAAAAGATGAGTTACAAAAACAAATCGATTCTCAATTAGCTGCTCAAAAGAAAGCTGCTAAGAAAGAAGTAAAGCACATTGATGAAGTTATCATGGAGAAATTAGACGGTAATTTCGATGCAATGGAAAAATCTTTGAAGTCTAACGGTAAGTATCGTTTAGATTTATCTGATGTTAAGACAATGACTTTAAGTGGTAACTTAACTGGTGATGCTCAAGCATCTTATGCTCCAAACCCAGCTATCCAACCAGCACAAAGCATCAACTTTAGAGATTTAATCCCTACTGTTAGAAGCGAAAGCGGTTTGTATGTTTACTATCGTGAGAATAGCGGTTTGACTAACAACATTGGTGCTCAAACTGAAGGTGCTGATAAAGGTGAGAACAACTACTCTTTAACTGAAGTTAAAGTTGTAAACGACTACTTAGCTGGTTTCTCAACTTTCTCTAAGCAAATGTTAAAGTCCTTACCTTTCATGACTCAAACATTACCAAGAATGTTACAAAGAGATTTCTTCAAGGCTGAGAACGCTGCGTTTTTCTCTACTGTATCTGGTGCTGCAACTGGTTCTACTACAACTGCGGAAACTAACGATTTATTACAATTGATTGATTACATCGGTAACCAAAAGACTGCAAACTTCGTTCCTTCTTATGCTTTAGTTAGCCAAACACAAATGGGTCGCTTATTGAAAGCTACTGTTGCTGCTGGTTACTATGCTGGTAACGGATCTGTAATCGTTTCTCCTAACGGCGGTATCACAATCTGGGGTGTTCCAGTTGTATCTGCTTCTTGGGTAACTGATGACAAAGTATTAATCTTTGACGCATCTTACTTAGAGCGTGTTGAAGTTGAAGGTTTAGCTATCGAGTTCTCTTATGAGAATGGCGAAAACTTCCAAAAGAACTTAGTAACTGCTCGTATCGAGTGTTACGAAGACATCAACTTAATGTTGACTACTTCAGCTATCTATGCTGATATGGGTAACGTTGGATAATAACTAACCTATATAAAATAAGAACCCCACTTTAATCGGTGGGGTTTTTTATTATAATTAATGTAAATTTGTAAAAAGATATTATGGCATACTCAAATTATATTAACGACTTTACAGCGACCCCAAACGCTCCTATAACAGAGCCAGTAACAGTTGCAGAGGCTAAAGCCTATTGTAGAGTTAGTACTTCAACAGAAGACACTTTATTCTCAACGCTTATTACACAAGCAAGAGAAGCAATTGAGATGGCAACTGGTTTAAACTTAGTGCCTAAAGCAATGGTTATATTTTTCAATAACATTGGAGGAAATTTTGAGATGCCATTCGGTCCAGTTACGGCTCAATTTAAGTTATACGACATGGAGCAAGACGGAATAGAAGTAACTGGCACTAACTATCAATTAATAGGCGATAAGTTCCCTAAATTAGTATATCCTAAGTACGCAAACCTAAAGGCAACTTACACAAGCGGTTATACAACAATACCAACGGATTTAAAGGTAGCTATCTTAGACCAAGTAAGTTACGATTACGAGAATAGAGGCTTAGATGCTGATACTGGAATTTGTAATAAATCATGGAAGGCTTGTCAAAGATGGACAAGAGTTTCCCCAATATTATAGTATGAAATTAGGTAAAGCTAAATCGATTTATATAGACGCTAACACAATGACAAGAGAAGTCTTGTTATATGCACCAACTCGCACAAGCGATGGTCAAGGAGGATATACCACGACATTTGCCCTACAAGGAACAGTTTGGGGCGATTTAAGACCAGATGACAAGGTTAGAGAGGTAGATGAGTCGGAATTACAATTTGACCAAAGAATGAGGCTTTTTATTCGCTATGGGGTTACTATTACAGATACTTATGAGGTAGAGGTTGAAGGATCAAGATACACGATTCATTCTATTAAGGATGTAGAAAACCAGCATAGATTTTACGAACTTGTAATTTATAGATAATGGGTTTTTCAGTAAACTTACAAAATCTAAAAGGTATTCAAGATGCCCTTAAAAACTTAGATGTATCATTAAAAAAAGATGTATCTAATGAGATAAATGCATCTGCATTAAAAATACAAGCTGACGCAAAAAGATTGGCACCAGTAAATTTTGGTCAATTAAGAAGCGGTATAAGAT